CCTCGATCTCTGGGTAGCACACTTGAGATGCAGAGATAGGAATTAAAATACATATGAGCGTAGAGACGACCATTAAACTCTCCCGCTTTAAGCCGAGAGAGTACCAGCTCCCCATTTTTGATGCCATCGAGAACAAGGGCTATAAACGGGTACTGGCCATTCTTCCGCGCCGAGCAGGAAAAGATGTCTGCGCATTTAACCTATGCCTTCGACAAGCACTCCGTAACGTGGGCGTCTACTACTACGTCTTCCCGACCTATTCCCAGGCCAAAAAGGTGATCTGGGATTCGATGACCAACGATGGCCAGCGATTCCTAGACTATATACCCGAAGAACTGATCGAGTCTAAAAACTCACAAGAGATGAAGATTAAGCTCTCCAACCAGTCACTGATACAGTTAGTTGGTTCTGATAATTTCGATTCCCTTATGGGTACTAACCCGAGGGGCGTTATTTTCTCGGAATACTCACTTCAGGATCCTCGCGCCTACCAATATATCCGTCCCATTCTCACGGCGAACCAGGGATGGGCTCTCTTCCTCTCCACGCCGAGGGGTAAGAATCACCTGTGGGAGTTATATCAGATCGCTGTCCAGTCGAAGGAATGGTTCTGTTTAAAGCTTACCGTTGATGATACCCAGCACATCCCGCTTTATGAGATAGAGAAGGAGAAGGCTGAGGGGATCATGTCCGATGATCTGATACAGCAGGAGTATTATACCTCGTTCACCATGGGCGTTGAGGGATCGTACTATGCCAAGTATCTGGATCGCATGCGGGTGAAGGGACAGATCGGGATGGTGCCTTGGGAGGCAGGATTTAAAGTACATACTGCGTGGGACTTGGGGGTCAGGGATTCAACTACCATCATCTTCTTTCAGGCTATTGGTCAGACGATACGTATCATCGACTGCTATGAGAAGAATAAAGAGGGCCTTGAGCACTATGCGAAGGTGCTGCAGAATAAGCCCTATTCATACGGGAGGCATTTCGCCCCGCATGATATTAAGGTCAAAGAGTTCGGGACAGGGATGACCCGGCTCGAGAAGGCTCGGCAGCTAGGTATTGCGTTTACAGTAGCACCGGATCTTTCCGTTGTGGATGGTATAGAGGCGGTGCGTAGTGCGCTGAGTAAGATCTGGGTTGACGAGGTCGCATGTGCACCACTGATTAAGGCCGTTGAAAATTACCGTCAAGAGTACGATTCCAAAAGAAAAGTATATAAAGATTATCCACTCCATGACTGGTCCTCCCATTGGGCTGATGCGCTACGTTACCTCGCTATTTGTTTACCTAAGACTCGCGATGGCGCGAGCCCTCAGGAATTAGAAAAACGTTACCGTGAAGCAGTATACGGAGATAAAGAGAATTTACCCAGATTTTTCCGCGATGAAAATTCACATTACTAGCGCCCGTGGCATACTATTCTCATAACGAGTAAGTTATTAGGAGGCGGTTATGCATGATAAGTTAAAGAATGTGCAGCAATGGCGCGAGGAATACGAGCATTCTATGCGTGCGCTCACAGAGTATTCACTGGGGGGAGAGGATCCGCTTTTGAGACGGTTCTTATGTGCGAGCACTATGACTCGGATATTCCGTGATCATATGGGAATCCCAGGGCACGAGGCTTTCGACATGGCCACCAAGGCCTTCAATATAGACAGGGAAGAGGCGGCTGAGTGTATCGAGTCCTTGAGGGAAGCAATAGAGAATAACTTGGACGAAGTTAACCGAGTGGCAGCAGAGAGTTGTGATCTTATAAAGAAGAATATGAGTGATTTCTGTAACTACCAAGCGATGATTATAGAAGAGAGGTCCCAGAGCTATGCTTCATAAACTGAGGAATCGAAGTGTGGTACCCGCTCGGAACTAAGCCACCCTCCAACGTCACCATCTTACTGACCAATATGAAAGAGCCCGGCTATTTCGCATTCACGAATACCGGGACCTTTCCCTGGGATCCGCTCGCTAAGTGGCCGCTCTCCGTATGGGGAAACGGCTTTCCCGCCAATGAGCATAAGACACTCCGCGACATGTCCCACTGGATGCTCCTTGAAGATATTCCACTCCCTGAACCCCGATCCCATCGCCTGAAGAATTCTGAATCCCCAGGTGACTGGATAACCGATCCCATGCTCTACCGAGCCGTTGCCTTTGTGCGCAAGATGGTAAGCAAGGGCGAATCTCCCGAGCAGGCACTCGCTAAGGCACAGGAGTACTTCAAGCTTTCTCGCGCCCAGATCCTCGAACATGCGGGGAATCTTAACGATCCCTTACAGTATCACGATCTCAAGAAGTAGAAGTCGTGACGAAATGTCACAGATTGACGCCTAGAAGCCACTATCCAGCAACACGTAACCATAAGGCCTGGGGCATAAAAACCTATGCTAAGCTAGGAATCGAACCCCCGACACTTTGTCGACAGTTGAAATAATCTATTGCATATCTCATGTGACCTCCATAGCTTATGGGCAGAATCATTCCTCTGCGCTGAGTTTATGAGGGTCCAGAATGCTCTTTCCCCAGTTAGGCCCGCAATACTACACCGAACGTGATAAGCCAATTCTTTCTAGAATGGAGGCGTCATATGCTGAGAGTATTACCATTAACCAGTCTTTCTGGGCTGAGGCTGATACGGACACCAGGTTTCACGCAGGTGATCAGCAACTTTGGTCTGATATTTATGGTAATCTTCCTGCTAATCGTCGTAGGAATTTCAATTTTAACCGTATACGGCGAGTAACGAATATGATCAGCGGCTACCAACGCCGCAATCGTAAATCTACCATCGTTACCCCTGTTGAAAACGCAGACGCAGAGACGGCTGACCAGTTTACGAAGATCTTCATGTGGCTTGCTAACCAAGAAGGTATACTCGAGACCATCTCAGAGTCCTTTGAGGGCTCTCTCATCACCGGTATGAACCTCCTCCATGTCTGGGTAGATTACCGTTCCGATCCGATATCAGGAAACATTCGAGTCGATAACTGCTCATATAACAGTTTCCTCATCGATCCCTATTTTCGAAAAACCGACCTGTCCGACTGTAACTTCATCTGGAAGCGCTCATTCTTAACAAAACGCGAGTGTATCTCTCTCCTCCCTCAACATACCGAAGAGATCCTCGGACTCATGGGTAATGACAGTGGAACGGGACGTGACGGCAAGTTCCAATTCATGCCCGAGTCGTATAATTATGGCATGAAAAACTTACTCACCTACGATGAGTACTGGTACAGGGATTATCGGACCCAGAAAATGCTAGCTGACACGCAGACTGGCGAAGTGATGGAATGGCGCAGTCAAGACGAGGATGCCCTTAAGCAGTTCCTTCGCCTCTATCCGCAGGTCACGATGATCGAGCAAGAGATACCGACGTGTAATCTAGCGATTGTGGTGCAGGGAAAGGTGTTCTATGACGGACCGAACCCTATGGGAATCGATTCATATCCTTTTGTTCCTATGTTTAGCTATTATGCTCCTCAGATGCCATACTTTCCAACGCGCATACAGGGTGTGGTTAGAGGTCTACGGGATGCGCAGTATCTCTACAACCGACGACGCATCATCGAGCTCGACATCTTAGAGAGTCAGATCACTTCTGGCTTTAAGTACAAAGAAAATGCACTGGTAAATCCGAAAGACATCTTCCTGAGTGGACAGGGCCGTGGCCTTGCGCTTAAGGAAGAAGCACAAATGTCTGATGTGGAGCAGATAATTCCTCCGCAAATACCGCCCTCCATGATCCAGCTGTCTGAGCTGCTGGCTAAGGAAGTGCAAGAGATCTCTGGCGTTAACGAAGAACTTCTCGGCAGCGCAATCGATGACAAGGCGGGAATACTCTCCATGTTGCGCCAGGGAGCCGGTCTTACCACCCTTCAGGTACTCTTCGATCATCTCGATCGAGCACAAAAATTACTCGGGAAGCTACTCATCGACCTCGTGCAAACTAACTATACTCCCGGTAAGGTCCAGAAGATTCTCGAAGGACAGCAACCCGCACCTCAGTTTTATAGTAAGGCTTTCGGAAAATATGATGCCATGGTAGAAGAAGGATTGAATACCACGACACAGAAGCAGATGTACTTTGCGCAGCTCTTACAGCTACGTGAGGTAGGAGTACCGATCCCTGATGAAACATTACTTGAAGCAGCTACTATCCAGAATAAGAAACAGCTCGTTGAGACCATTAAAGCGAATCGTGACCAGGCTATGCAAGCTCAGCAGATGCAGATGCAGGCAGCTCTACAAGAGCAGCAGGCACGTACTGAACTGGCTCACGCTCGTGCCACTGCTGATCAAGGCTTGGGTCTTGAACGTATCAGTAGAATCCAAGAGAACCGAGCGCTAGCGATTGAGCGAAGAGCCGCTGCTGAAAAAGATCACGATACTGCTATACTGAACCTAGTGAAAGCAGCGAAGGAGATCGAACACCTTGATCTAGACCAGCTCAAGAAGATACTCGACCTCTCCCAAGCGATGAATCATCAAGAAGCGCAGAAACAAGCCCAGCAAGGAGCTATGGGAGCAGTATGAGTATGAACCTATTCTTAGGCATGATGTTATTGGTAATCATGGCTAATAACGCACAGAATCGCCCCCCTGAGCCCCGTCGCATTCCTATCGAGGAGATCTGCCTCGAGATGGAAGATACCTGCCCCGGCTGCACCGAAGATCTCTGCGACTGCCCCATCTGTATGTCTGATCCCGTCCCGACCCTGACCGTTAACATTCATTTTCACGAACATCCCGCATTCCCCAGGCACTCGCGTAAATAAAATCTTTCTTCCTCTATTGAGGTATTGTCTGCACAGGCGTACTTCCACTTTGACCCTCGTCCCATGCCGTATCGTTCGACCGTATGGCATGCGGCGAGGTTTCTGGAATATCCAGAGGATTGTGATAGAATAGGGCGTGATAAATTATGGGCACACTTGTCATGAGCGATGGTGTTCTTTCGGTCGCACCGGATTTTACTTTTTCATAGAGGTTTTGCCGGTGCGATTTTTTATATACAGAAATACGAGCAACGGTCTAGCAACGGCAGCGGGCTTCGAGCAAACTCTCTGGATAAAAAGGCCGTAAGTACGCCATATTTACCAGGCAACGCTTTATATTATCTAGGGCAACGGTTTAGGGCAACGATTTACGGAATCTAGGGCAACGGTTTACGGGCAATAAATTTCTTGTATATCTCCTGTGACGCTGTAAGAGTAGTGCCATCCTACCAAGTGTGAGTAGGTAGTTAGAGGTGGTGATGCATGCATCACTATTTATTCCTTGCGGCAGGTCCGCAGTTTCTACCAAGGAGCCATTATGGCAAAACGTTATCATGGATTTAAAGCTGACAGCAGGTCTGAAGGCGAAAGCGCTCATGTTACTGATGGGAAAAGCAAACGCTACCAAGAGCCCTATGCTGGCATGGACCCACGTCGTCGCCAAGAGTTAGAAGATGCGGGCATGATCCACGAAGATCATCGCGCTATCGCTAACCTTCCACAAGAAGTGATGATTAAGGCCTATCCATACAATGGCCCTTACCTTCCTGAAGGCTTAGACGACACGATTAAGGGTGTAGACCGCCAAATCGATATGTTGGATGATCGTAAACGACAAGAACACATGTTCCCTAAAAAGGTATAACATGCCTGGAATGGTTCGCATTCCTGGAAAAGGCAAAAAGATCGCCTATAAGATACTTGGTGTCCCAGCCAACATAGCTTATAGGCGAGATGCCCTCCAGAAGAAGATCAATCGCAGGCTCCTCTTTGAGGAAACTCAGAGATCTCGTTAGGGGTTATTATGAAAAAGAAAATGAAGGGAAACGCTCCTTCTAATAGTACCCTGAAGCAGGAAGCTGCTTGCATGAAGGACATCGAGAATGTCTATCAGGTTCAGAATCGTAAGGCAGAAGCCTATGATCGCAGGGCTTTAGATCGCGTACAGGATCCACGAAGTGACTGGTTCGGCGGCCTAGATCCCCGTCGTCGGCAAGAAAACGCCGATTCCGGGATGATCCGTCCCGATATGACCGCTATAGCCAACTGCCCTAAGCAGGCTATCCATCATGAATGGCCAATCATATCCTATTATCAAAATCCATACATCGACGATACAGTCGACTGAGGGTACCATGGCTAAAAAAGTGATGAAGAAATCATCTGCTAGAAAAAGGGTTGTGAAAAAAGTCGTGAAAAAAGAGTTCACGAAGCCTTACAAAAAGGAAGTGAAACGTGACGAGAAGATGGCTAAAGTGAAGTCCCCTAAGGGCAAAGCTAAAGTCAAAAAGGTGATGAAAGAATTTAAATCGGGTAAGCTACACAGTGGTTCTAAGCACGGGCCAGAAGTGAAGAATCCGAAGCAAGCTATCGCTATCGCTCTTTCTGAAGCTCGTCGCAAGAAAAAATAACGCTTTACACGTCTCCTAAAACGTTTTGCGTTTGACAGCCCCGGCCTAAAAACCGGGGTTTTTATTACCTGTAGCCACTTTACGGTTCTATATGCAACCGGCATATTGACTACTTACTGTCACCAGGTTAGTATCTCTGGCGTGGTAGGCCCACACCGGAGAAATCCATGTCAAAATCCTCGTATGTAGCCACCTTCCCAGAAGGCGTGAGTAACATCGTTATCACCGAGCTTTCTGAGCCAAAGCCTACCCACTTGCCCGATGGCGTCGTCAACGTCGTCGCTTATGCAACATTCATCTGGAATGGCCCCGCACAACACCTACAGTATCGTATCGCTAAGGACGAACTTGGCCGCTTTAAGCTCCTCTGGCCGACCCAACAGGTCGTAAAGCCGGGAGAAAAGGCTCGCCACTATGACGTCATTCGCGGACCCGGAGAAGCGCGCCAGCAGATAGAGCGCATCTGGGAGGAAGCAGTTATCTCAGAATTCAAGCGTAATGCCGGCAAGCCTAAGGCCGCTATGCAGCCAGTTAAAGAAGCTGCAGCCCCCCAATTAGACGGCAATCGCATTAGCTTTGAGGCGGATACCTCTCAGCTAAAGAAGATAAAAGACCTCATGGAGGGCAGCATGGGCATTAAATACAATAAAAAGAGCCGCGCGGACTTCATGCGCGCCGTTATAGATTCACTCTGATTGACCGTCTTGCAATCAAATGCCTACCCGATTAGCAAGACATGCCCCGGACTCAACATCCGGGGTTTTTATTTAAAAGGGAATCTCTGGGAAATCTCTAGCGGTAAGGCTCCGCATTTTGCTAAGATCTTCTCTGCTTATACCATGCTCCTGTGTGTAGATATCAGCTATATCGCCCTCAAATCGCTTCGGCAGACGCAGCCTTCCCTCTAGAAATGTTATAGCCTCTGGCCCACCACTAATCACCTCTATCTCTACTATTGGCTTCAGCCCCGGCCAATAATCTAGGGTAATATCGCAGGCCCAGGAAACCTCACGGCTGTCTCCTTCGTAGTGTATCCACCGCCAACAATCCCGCTCATTTTCTTGATAAGAGCCCGACCCCAACCCGATCGCCCTGAATAGCTCCATAAAGCTATCTAGTCTATTGGCATGAAGTAGGAAGGAGCTCTCAAGGGTTCCCTTCACGGAAGTAGAATCCTTGATGCGCTTCACGGTTATCTCAGTTTTCCCGCGATATTCTCTCACCCGTAGAAATTTACGCTTAGTTGCGTCGATGTCCCAGACACACCTGCGCGCCAAGCTCTTGCGGCAGACGCGCTCAACTATTGCATCTTCTTTCTCCAATCGGTACAAAATCTCTATATCCCTGACCGCGTAATACCTAGCCTCTAATTCTACTTTCATATTCACCCCGGACGGATTGATAAATATTTAAAATGCTGTATACTTAATCTGTCGTACCTGATTAATACTATCAGTGTACCACAATACGTAAGCAGCGTATACCAGTAACAATATAGTTTCATTACTACAGAAGGCATTCCCTCTACATGTATTACTCTTACCGAAGTGCGATGGCGCTCATTTTCTTAGCGCATCCGTCACTTCATACCTCTTTGCGCAAAAACTGCGCCCGATTCTCCGATAGTATTACACAATCGCTCGGAATCGATCAAATTCCCGTCCAGGCAGATGCCTATCTCCTCTTTAAGCGTGCGGCACGCCTTAAGGGCATAGAAGTCTGCATGCCACAGGACGAATTCTCCCATATCTACCGCCTTGAGCGCATGTTTAAGGCCTCCGATATTATAAAAAACCGAACCGGATTTATTCGGGGTAACTCTTCCGCCGCGATCGTACACCACCGTCTCGCTTCCTCCCTCCTCACTGCCCCTGATGCGCCCTCGGCCATCGAGCGCTGGCGGCGAGTCGATGCCGAGTCTGGCGCAGATCAGAAGTGGCAGGAGTACCAAGCGGTCTCCGAGGCTAGCTCAGCAGATATCGTGGCAATGCACAGTGCTATCCAGGCGTCCGACGCCGTGTCTGAACACGTAGTGCTTCCCGAACTAGCGGTCAGAATCTACGGACCGTCAGCGGGTAGCCATAGGGCGTGCGACGATCGTCAGCTTGCGCAGAAACCACACCCGACAAGGACATTGGATTACTCCGCGAAGCATGGTCTCAAGGTTGAAATTCCTGCGCATAAGTTCTCACAGATCCAAGAGGTGGCACATATGAGCACACCGCTCATTGAGAACCTGAAGAACCGCAGATTCCTCACGATTAGTGGATTGCGTAACTCGAAGGTCTCTCTCCTCGTGCATGACCACTTCGACCACGCGGTTACTTTCAAGTTGCTACGCGACGCGGGCATTATGAAGCGGTATGAGCATTTTCTGAGCCAGGTCGGCAATCCCCAGAATTGCGATATCCTCAGCCGTGAGGGCGAGTTGATCGCTTCCATATCGTATGACTATCGCTTCACCAGCTATCCTCGCTTTAATCAGCTCTCGCTCGTGTCATATGATGACATCGTGAAGATGCTGCGAGCGAACCCATCACTCTCTCCTAATCAGTCAAGCGCTTTGGCGATCTGTCAGGAGCGTTTAAATGACCCAGAATTCACGAAACGACTGCCAGTAGTAGTAAGTGGTGTCTATACCGAAATGATGCAGCAGCGGGTGAAAAATGGGGTCATTAAGACCGTGCAGGGGAATAAGCAAGTTGATGCCTTGAGACTCACAGATCCTGAGTACCTCGCACTCATAGTTGAGACCCTCGACTGTATGTATAAGAACCGTCCCCATGTGAAGAAGCAGCTCCTAAATACACAGCTTATGGTAGAAGATGTGCTCCACCAGGCGCTCGAGGCTGATGGCATGGATCTAGTGATCACGGTATCAGGCCAGACAGTTGATGAATTTACCCGACCTTCTCGAGTTCCCGAGCATAGAGCTCGCTGGATCGAGAACAATCTGGGCGCGATATCTGACAGAAATCCTGTAATAGGATAGTATATATACGCGCTTCTGCGCTGCTTAGGTAAGAACCCCCGACTCAACATCGGGGGTTCTTACTGTTCTTTCCTAGAACGCACATGGTTCTATACTACCAAGGACTCCATCCTTCGTCTCTCTTCTGCTTTCTGAACTTCGGGACATACATCTCAAGAAGCCGCAGGAGTATCGGCATGATAAATATGGCGAAGAAAAGAGCCGGAAGGGTGCTCAGAGAGGTGAAGTAATGCGCTGGAAGTGGCTCATATCCAAATAGGAGTCGTACATTAGAAGTCACGATGAGCCCTAGATACCATCCAGAAATCGATCGCGTGCTTCTTATAATGTCCGAGATGAGCTGATCCATGCTTTCCCTTATGGAAGGAATGGACATGCGGTGAACACGGCCCAGGCGCCCATAGAGGCAGATTCAATGCCTACTACTGCGCCCGCAATGCCGCCGCCTGCTGATACGGATGCAACCACTGCCCCGCCAGCCGCTGAAGCTAATCCCAATTCAGTGATAGCGGTTCCCGCTACTGCTGCACCACCAGCTACCGCTGCTGACATGCCGCCTGCGCTTAAGAGCAACGGAGTCGCTACTGCCGCAGTCGCTGGCAATACTACCACCGTTCCCGCCGCAGCTACTACGCCACCATAGCAGAGGCTTTTTGTAAGCCAGTACGCTATAGCTCCTGCAACTGGACCGCCACCTAACCCTTGCATATGTGATCGCAAAGCGAAGCTCCCGTCACTTAACTTAGTAACCCCGATCCGTCCCTGTTTTAGGTAGGCGCCAAGGTTGGATTTATTAATTTTACGCAACACTGGGTCTACATCATAGGACTCAACTTTGTGGAGCGCGTCACCCTGTCGCACATGGAAGCTCATTCCATCATGTCGAAGTGTGACGGCTCCCAATTCGTGAGACGCGATGAGGTGTTTAGCACGAATTCGTGCCATCTCAGAAGCAGAAGCGCTGCTAAGAAATAAAAGAGATATCGAAAGAAAAAGGTTGTTTTTCTTCATAGAGGTTTCCTTGTTTAGGAGAGACTGCTTTTGACTGCGCACATGCGCAATCATTCGATAGTGTACACCTTTTTCGATACTCGACAAGCCCCCAGGCCCTATCTACGGCCCCTTCTATCATATGAGCACCACTCTAATACCTTATCCCAAAATGACTTCCCTGGAGGAGGAACCACAGGGATATGAGGCGCATGAATATCGCGTCGGCTAGCCTGTCGAACAACGGGCGCAGGCGATTCTCCACGAGGATAGCTTCTTAGGCCCGGCTCATCATCATTAGCCACTTGTACCCGGATCTCATTCACAAGGGTGTCCAAATCCTGATCTATCTGTTGCGCGTCTTCCGCTTCTTCTTCATCGAGCGAAGAATCGCTGCCCAGTGAGACGGGTGAGGCATCGGGAAGTGGATAGGTAACGATGGTTATCGGTTGCTGGGGATAGGGGACAATACTGTCCCGACGCATGGCGCGTATCTTCCAGCGCGATTCGTTTTCCCCTCCCGTGGCGGTCAGCACACAGAAAAGTGCTAAAAATAAGTACTTCATAGAGGAGCCTCATCATTATTATTGTTTTCTTCATGGAGATTCGCATCCGCGTCCTCCATGAGCCTGAGGAAAACGCTCTGCACTACTGCTCGGGCATGTGGATCTTCCGGCGTTACTGGTCGTGGCGACGGGCTCATATCGGCCGAGTTTGGCGATTCTTCCCCTGGGGGCGTCATCGGCTGGTATGAAGAATAGGGAACTACTGCAAGCCTTCTGCGCGGTGCCCGTGGCGAACCAGGCGACGGAGTGCGAGGCATTGGCCGAGGAGAGCCTTGGCCTGGCTGCATATCGATAACAGTTGGCAGGACAACGGGCGGTAATACTGGTGCGGGAAATGAGGGTAGTGGTGGTATTGGGGGAGAATTCGGCTCTAAGAGTTGCTCTTCTGCAGCCTTCCTGCGCTGTTCTTCCTGGGCCTCGCGCTCTGCCGCGATATCTTCTATGGTAATCGATCGCGTAATGAGGCGCCGCAGGGGCGATGGCCTCCGCATGTCTTCGGCAGCCTTACAGCCTAGTACTATGAGTACCCAATTTGTGTACACAAGAAGCTTTTTCATATGCGCCTTTCTAGTATAGGGCCAGTATGTCTCTTCCAGTCTGGGAAATAAACAGGAAATAGGGAATATATGGAAGATCTTAAGGAGACGGTCGGGAAAGTTGCGCTCGACCTTATGTCAAAAGAGCCAGAAGTTACCACCGTCATAGACCAACAGCGGGCGATGCAAGAGGACTATCTTGAAGAGCTCACTGAATGTGTCATGGAGTTCCGCAAGAAACATCCACGCGACTTCTTCGTTACCGTGCTCACCAAGAGCGAAAAGCTCATGCCTAACGTATTCCGTAACTATTTTGTTCCCCGCCTGTCCTGTCCGACCCCGAATTATGACCAAGCGGTCTATCGGTACCGACATGAAGATGAAGAGATCGAATTTATCTGGTCCATTCCCTGTCGGGAGGCCTGTTTTTATTTAAGGGAGAATGCAGCCCATGTTTCTTCCGAGGAGCATGAGCTGCTGCAGTATGTAATCGCCTTCTCTGATGGGACGCTCTACCACTTATGTAGGCACCTCAATAGTGAATATGACGAGCAAGCTCAAGTAGTATAAAGGAGACTGCATGATCGATAACGAGGTGATGAACACCCTCGCTCAGGAACCGCAAGAAGTTGTCGACAATCAGGAGACAACTGAGCAGGTTACAGTCCCACAGCCTGTGGAAACTGATAAAGAGAAGAATCTTCGTCTGTTGCGCGAAAAAGCGTCACGAGTTGAGAGGGAGCGAGATGAAGCCATTCGCCGACTACAGGAAATCGAAGCACGGAGTGCCCAAGCTGCTCCACAGCCTGAAGATGACGAATTTCATATTGGACCCGATGAGCTTGCTGAGGGCAAACACCTTGCTAAGGTTGTTAAAAAGATCAGGAAGCTCGAAGAAGAACTGAAAGGCTATCGCCAACAGGCTTCTGTAGATACTACTGAGACACGCCTCAAGGCCCAATACCCTGACTTCGATAAAATAGTCACGAAGGAACACATTGAGACACTGCGCGATATGTACCCTGAGATTGCTCAAACTATCCATTCTTCACCAGATCTATACTCACGTGCCGCATCCGCGTACACGATTATTAAGAAGATGGGAATTTATCAGGATACTGGTGCCCTTGAACCAGACCGAGCTCTTGCTCAGAAAAACGCGTTCAAGCCTAAGCCAACTGCGAGCATTGCTCCACAACAGGGCGATTCGCCGCTCTCTAAAGCCAATGCTTTTGCGAATGGGCTTACCCCCGAGCTTAAGGATCAGCTTATAAAAGAGATGCAAGCCGCTCGACGAGCTAACTAAGCCTACTACACAGCCCTCGGTAGATCCCCCCAATTCTTTCTGCCGAGGGTATTATATTGCCTAATTTATGTTTCTACTCCTAAGCTTTCAGTAGCGTATGGAGTGTCGCACCTCCACCCGGCGTACTGGGTGTTCGCCAACCCGATGGTGTATAGGTCTCACCAGCCTTGGCACAAGAAGGGCCTTGCCAGCTTAGATATACTTTATTCGCAAGGATAACTATGGCGATCACAACGACCAGTACGTTGCCTGCCCCAGTGCAGCAGAGCTTTAATTATAAGCTCCTCAGCGTACCAGTACCGAATATGATCCATAAAATACCTGCCATGCTCAAAACGATGCCCCGTAATGGTGGTACAACGATGCGTATGCGTAGGTATAATCCGCTGAATACAGCAATGGTACCACTCGGAAACACAGGGGTTACACCTCCTGCGCAAAACCTAACCGCAGTGGATATCGATGCGAAGATCAGCTTTTATGGAACCTATGTTCAAATTAACGAACAGGTAACCCTCCAGAACCAAGATCCAGTGTTGAACGAATGTGCAGCACGTCTTGGTGTTTCCCTCCGTCAGACCGAAGATCAGCTTACCCGCGACATGCTCGCAGGTACCGTTGTTTTCATTAAC